TATTTACCATTAATTAAATTAGTTATTTTATAAACTGTATAAAACATAGTAGATACCTCCTACTACTATTTATAATTTATGAAGGCTGAGGTATTGCCACTATACGAAATCCGCAATTATTGAATAAGTGTCTTAATAACTAAATCCCCAATAAGCCACTTACATAGAAGTATAAACCAAAGCAATTTAATAATAAAGTCAAATATTCTAACCTCTTAAAGAGTTTATATTTAGATAAATGATTCATATAAAAATGCCTTATTTTTGGAGGTCCCGAGAGGACTCAAACCTCTAACCTTCTCGTTCGTAGCGATGTGCTCTATTCAGTTGAGCTACGGGACCAATAATTTATCAACAAAATCTCTTAATAGTTTCCAGTGTCTATGCTCATGCCACTTGTTAGGCATATAGTTCCAGCTGTCATACCAATATTTATCTGACTCTGGGTGACAACCTATGAGTCCAACCCTATCTTGTATTATGGCCATGGGTTCATCATTCTTATACTTAGCGATAGTGTCATAGTAGCCATCGCCGACTATCACAGACCCGTCATAAAAGAACATCTCTTCTTTATGGCCAAGCCACTCGATTTCTGCGACTGTGTCATAGCTCCTATTGATATCTGCATTCGGTCTCTTAATATACTGTGTTACGTCTACGCCTCTTAAGATGTCAAAGTAGTGAGACCCAGCCCAGTATGCACCCATACAGATGCCTAAATACCGACCACCCTCTTCTACGTATTGATTGACTGCTAGAGCTTTTCTCCAGTGTATGAGGTTCGCAAACTCACTCGAGTCTCCTATACCGCCTGGAAATACTATGATTTCAAATTGTTTTAAAAATGATAGAGTTATATCTGACTCATCGAAATACTTACAGGCATGGAAATGATCCATGGCGTTGGATACACCAGAAGCACTATCTTCAGAACAGAATGGATGATGCTTGTATATCCCAATATTCGCCATGGCTACTCCATAAGATGGCACCAGTGTAGGGAGTCGAACCCTAGCCTGCGGTTTTGGAGACCGCCGTGCTACCGTAACACTTCACTGATATTATAGAAACTTAAATGCGCTAACAATTATTCCCAAAGCAACAATACCAACAATCACAATCTCAATCTTATGAGCAGTTGTTAGATTCATGAATGTCTTTTCTTCTTTATTTATTAAAGTCTTAACAGTTGCAAACTTATCTTCAACATGATAGTTCTTCATATCAGCACTAACAGCAGAGAGTTTCTCTTTAAGAGAATCAATATGAACCATCAACTCTTTATGCTTCTGTGTTTGCTCATTAATGTAATCAGTAATGTCTGCGATATTGTCGATTAGATTAATATGATGCTCTGATGGAATTGGATCAGTGCTCAAAACATTTGCCATATATGGTTTCGCAAGAGAAGAAAATGCTTGCTGTGCTTGATGAAGAGCAGCTTCAATTGTCTCATTATTACTCTGGTTCGTTAGATTAGTCACATCGCTCATTGTATAGCTCCATTTTGAAAATAATATTTATATTGGCGATCCGTAGGGGTATCGATCCCCTCTCACTCGTTAGACAGACGAGTATCTACACCTGCTGATTCACGGACCTTTGTTTTTATTTTCCAAACATAGTAATCGTATTGATATATTCCATCAGGAAAATCTTTTATATTTTCGAACAAATACCATCCATCATATTTTTTAGGGGGCATCAAATATGGATTAGTGGTGTAAAGAGTGTATGATCTTGTTGCGGTATGATGACCGCCTAGTAAGTACAGTCCTGTTGCGCATCTTACACGTCGAGAGGCGTGGGCGGTACATAGTGGTGCTCCCTGACAGAATCGAACTGCCAATAGATGATTACTAAACATCTGTTATACCATTTAACTAAGAGAGCAAAACTGGGCGGGAGGCTGGCTAGGACGCCAGCAGATTACGATCTAGTGTTTCCATCTAGACCCTCCCGATATATGTAGTGGCTCTTTTTCTTAATCACTCCCAATAGTTGTCGGCCGACATAGGGCATAAGAGTCTGAACGGTGGACGCCACCTTTTCACTACAAGCTGGTGCTCCCACTTAGAATCGAACTAAGAACTGATGCTTACAAGGCAACTGTTATTCCATTTAACTATAAGAGCAAAATTGGCTCCCAGAGTAGGGCTCGAACCTACAAACCTTTCGGCGCTTGATTAACAGTCAAGTACGTTTACCTGTTCCGTCATCTGGGAATAATTAAATTTGAATACCTAACTGTTTTAATTCTTTTTCTAATAAAACTGTTAGTTTTCTATGTAAAGGAAATTGTGACCATTTAGCTATATCTTTTTCAGTCTTATATCCTTTAATCTCTATATATTCATCAGTATCAATTAAATAAAAATCTGGAGTATATTTTCTTTCTTTTCCATCAAAGAAATATGCAAATGAATCTTTATTTCTTGACCATTTTATATTATTTGCATCTAGATATTGTGCATATTTTAATTCCCAAGAACCATGTAAGTCAACACCATTATAATCTATATGCATATGTTTTGCCAGAGAAGTATGCCACGTACCATCATTAACTTTTTTACGAACGGTGTTGGAAATTTTTATACCTGTATCTATATTTAATTCTTTGCTTCTTTTTTTATTAGCTTCACTTAATTTAACTCTAGTACTATCTTTAATTTGATAATGTTTATTGTTTTCTTTAGCTTTTACCCATTGATTAGATCTTTTTTTATTCCTCTGTAAATTTAAATCTTGAAATGGTGTATATTTTCTTTCAGGGTTTAATTTACACAATCTTTCATGATTTCTTAAAGAATTGTCATTTTTTCTTTCTTGTTTACAATATTTACATATATGCATACTAATATCTCCTATGCATATATTTATAAAATATCTATTTTCTAAGTCACCTGCGCTACCGCTGCGCCACACTCCAATAAACTTTATATTCTTATAATAGCTTAACTTAATTATATAGTCAAGTGTTTTTTATAAATATTTTATCCTAAACATCATGAAGGAGATTATCATGAACTTATCTAAAATTAACGATTCGATTGCATTAAAAACAGTAGCTTGGATGTCAAGCATTTGGTGCGTATATTTCTTTTTCATTTGGTCAATGTTACCATCTGTAATACCATCTTTACAAGATTTTGTATTTTACGTATCTGGCGGTATTATCCAGCTTGTTGCACTACCTCTTATTATGGTAGGTCAAAACCTTGCTGGTAAAGCAGCAGAAGAACGTGCAGAAGAAGATCACGAACATCTTGTAGAAATTTTAAAAGATATTCAAGAAGATCATCAGGCTCTTGCTGATCTAGTAGCTGCACTAAAAAAGAAATAATACAGTGGTGGTTTTTCTTGTGTCAGGAAAACCACCAAACCCCGCATACGCAGCCCATCCCACGTTTCGCGTATGGCGGAGGCAGTAATCGCGTCACGAGGCCACGGTGGGTCTGCCTTATGTCAGCGTGGATGGATTTGAACCATCGATCTCAAGTGTCCAAGACTTGCGGGAACGGCCAGACTTCCCTACACGCTGTTAATATTGGTGCGAGAGGCAGGAGAATCGAACTCCTCTTACCTGAGCGAAAATCAGGAGGCCTAACCGCTAGCCGAACGCACCATAAACTTTGGTTGGCATGGATAGAATCAAACTATCGTCTATCGATTATCAGTCGATTGCTCTATCATTGAGCTACACGCCAGTAATTTGGCGAACCCAACAGGATTTGAACCTGTAACCTAGAAGTTAAAAGCATCTTGCACCACCAATTGTGCTATGGGTTCAGTATAATGGTGGGGCGGGTAGGATTCGAACCTACTCCGTTTCTTATGTGCGAGGTTTACAGCCCCGTGCCCATCCGCCGTCTGAGCAGCCGCCCCTAAATTCGTTGCTGGTTACTGCCATCCAGCATCTCCCTTTTCGCGGAGTAGGTTCATTGGATAAGACGATCGTGTACAAGGACATTTCAGGTAGCCTAAACCTATATCCAATGCATTCACACGACCAGATACATTGGTGACCGCAGGTATCCATCTCCTGCAATTATTTGGTACGGTCTACTGGGATCGAACCAGTTCCTTGAGTGCCACAAACTCACGTGCTGACCCTCAACACTAAGACCGCAAATTTATTGGCATTTGTTTCGTTAGATGATTGCTCATCTGCTCCCCTACCATCTCCGTAGGTGCTTCACCAGCAGTGCCAAACTGCTACAATTATCTCTTCAAAGATACTACATAAAATCGAATTTTGGAGTCGGTTGCTGCCGTCCTTAGCCATTGATCAGGTTGTCTTAGGATGGCAAGATGGCCCTATCATCCGTAGTACATGCGTCCATGCACGGTACCCTGTGTAGTATCTATGAAGAGATAACCGAAGTTATCTCAACGTTGAATTTAACAATTTCAATCAGCAACTATTATCAGTATAGCCTAAAAAAACTTAAAAGTAAAGAACAAAATAAAAAAGGAGCAACTTTTTTTGTTGCTCCCTGAGAAAAATCATTTTTGTTTTAGATTCTTCTCAGGCGATAATCTCCCAACGTGTTTTTGCAATCGGTGAATATTCTCCGTTGCCACAATTGAAAAGATTTTTATTTTGTAGATGCATAGTTAGTTCCTTATTAGTCATGTTTTATTTAGCCAACTTATCCAAGCATATCGACTAAACGGCCACTTTTATCTACTGCACGGACACGAAAATTTGGATTATTTCTCTTTAGGCTTTGCATTTCAATCAAAACCTTTTGTGGTTGATTTTGAGTAGTGTGATACGTACGCCATACACCCGAGGTATCTTGAGCTTGAATATCAACCTGATCCATATCATTTCCCTTTTCATCAATCATCATATTATCAGTATAGCCTAGATAATCAAAAATGTCAAGAAAAAAGTATCGTTGATATCACTGGAGTTTTTAGGTTAAAGACGAATGTTAAGGCGATTTTTAAACATTTCTCTAACGATTTCTTTTACCGCCGATTCGAATGCCCGTTTGGCCTCTTTTTTGGTTGGCCTGTAAACATTTTCTTTCAGCAGCTGAACAGCACGATGATTTTCTAGTTGCTCTTCATGCCAAATATCATCTTGGGCATCAATCATTGTCTCAATCGAATCAAATAGCTTATCAAGTTCAAATGGAATTTTTTCATTCGGCATGGCGAATTTCCTCATCATTTTTCATGTTATCGACAATAATGTATTGTGCATTTTTATCTAGTTCGCGATATGCTTCTAACAATTTTCGAACTTTAAATAATCTGTTTGATACATCTTTCAAAGTATCTTGAGCAACCTTATCATTGTGGCCATCTTCAAGATCTGATATTACAGCATCAAGATTAGCATCGACTGAATAATCAATGTGAAACTTTACACCATTTTCTTCTTCCAGCTGCATTGGTGGATAAAGAATTGCAATGAGTTGTTCAATTTTTTCGTCGGAAGTAGTTTTAATTTTCTTTTTCACACTAAACATAATATAAATCTCACTATGGTTTCAATTATTTTTTGCGGCCAATATTATATTTGGCTACTAATTCCCAGTCATTTTTTTCTTTATGAGGCAATATCTTAATTTGATTCATTGGAGTTTTTGGCTCAATAAATTTTTCAGGTTCAACAATTTTAATTAAACCCCACTCTTCCAAAAGAACAGCAATAGTGTTGCGACGACCTTTATCTTCATCACTGAAGTTAGATGGTTTTCCATCAAGAGCAAATAGCTCTTTGAAATGTACGATAAAATATTTACCTTGTTTATGAAGGATATGGCAAGACTGATATAGTTTTTTGTCTTTACGGGAAGCTACGCCAATGCGTGTAAGAGTTTCTTTAATCTTTAGAAAATCTTCTTCTTCACCTATCTTCACCTCCAATAGTGATTCTATAATATTCATAAAATGCCTCATTATTACGTTTCTTATTGTTATTATTTATTTTATTTAACATTGTAATATTATACTCCACCTTTATCGAGTTTTTTCTTGATTATCTTTATTTGATCATCAGTAAGAACTGAAACAGCTACTTTAGCTTTATCATAGCTATAACCATAATATTCTTGAATTAATTCGATATCTGAATCTTTTTTCTTCTTAGCCCATTTAGAAAACCGTTTAGCTTTACGGATAGAATAGAACAAATAATCATGTTGCATAAGTTTGTCAACATGGTGATTGATATTCATATCATTTGCATACATGATAGTATCAATATAATATGATAAAGCCCTATTGACCATAAATGGCGAATATTCTTTCTGATTCGTTTCATCAATCAATCTCTTTTTATTCAAAGAGATATCTGTTACTATGTCAAATGGATTCACTTAAACCGAACTCCCATCATAATTTCAATAAGACAAGCAGTAAGATTAATTTCAGCATCAGCAGAGAAAGCAGCTTGGTACTGATACTTAGAAAGGATAAGAATTAATTCAGCAATAGCAGGAGTATCAAAATATTTCGATGCACTATCATAAATGGTTCGCATAATCATATTTTGATCATTATCAGTGTTTTCACCAACCCATTTGCGGATCTCAGTAAAGTTTTTAGTCTTCAATAAATCCATCAATGAATTGACAGAAATTTCTGTCATGTTAGTAAGAATACCAGCATCAATACTACCTGTAGCAGCATAACGCTGAAGTTCATTAAGAACACGTCGCCAATCAGGAAAATGCTTCTGAATAACTTCTGCAACGGCTGCTTTATCAAATGTAATTTGTTCAGATTCAAGAATACCTTGAACACGTTTGAAAAACTGTCCAGCCAACTTAGCCATGTCGGACTTACTGATCTTGAAGTCAATTACTGAACACCGAGAATGAAGTGGCTCAATGATTCTGTTCTTAAAGTTACATGTAAGAATGAACCCACAATTCCGCGAGAACTCCTCCATGAAGTTACGGAGGGCTGGCTGTGTGGAGTTTGCGTTAAGATAGTCAGCCTCGTCAAGAATAACGTATTTTCTT